CTTACCTTCACACCCCACACGACACCCATCGATATTAATCCCCCCAGTTCCCCACTGTAGGACATTTTCAGCTACCGTGCCAGTGAGAGGTTTACGAGCCACCGTAATCGGTTCAAAGGCTGGTTTTAGAGCAGTCCCCCAGCCTTGCCATTGCTTTGCGGCTTCGGTTGCGGGGACGGTGATGTTAACCAATATGCGGCCATTTGATGAAAAGAAACTGTCACCGCGCATATCGGAAACCTCTTTTGAGCCTACCACCTCCCGATTCGCACCTGCCATCTTATCAATCGCCTTGCTCACGTCAAGCGACTTCGGAAACCCCGACCCATAGACCCACATAATGGTATCTCTGATTTCCCAACCAGCGTCCTCGATCGCTACTGCCAATCGGTGAAAAGTACGAGTTCCCCCAAAAGCAAATAGGTGCGCTCCTGGTTTAGCGACTCGTAAAGCTTCAATCCAAAACTGTACACCGGGTACACCATGATCCCAATCTTTACCCATGAGCGAAAGTCCATAAGGAGGATCGGTTAGGATTAAATCAATAGAACTATCAGGAATATTTTTTAAAACATCAAAACAATCACCGTGAATAATTTGATTAATCATTTTGATTTATATTTATTTTTTTTTAACAGGTTGTTTATTAGTTTCTTCATCGGTTAAATCAGAGTCAGTGTCTTCAACTTCTCCCCCAGACATACCATCAATAGATTCACTCCATTCTGGCCACAGTATCCGATATTTATTTCTAGCATTTTCGGCATAAAAATCTAACCCTTTTCTGAGAATGATTTCTGTGTCAATTACCTGTTTGATAGCACCGCTAAGAAGCTGACACCATCCGTATCTCATCCTAGAATAGCGACGATCAGGCGACCGGGATAACTCTTTAGTTCCCCCTTTTGATTCTAATCCTGGGAAGAAATAGGTCGGGAATCCAGGGATAATTAGCTTGTACCGGCATTGCAAAAGAGTATCAATTAGCCCTGTTAAATCAGAGTTAAAATTAGCCATTTTACGAATATCTTGCCCAGGATAGCTGAGAATATGGTCGGATATTATTCCGCTTTTTCTACGGATTTCTAATTCTCGCTCATAAATTCTTTCTTGCTCGGTAGAAATACCTGGCATAATATGCAGAGTCGGAGAAACTCCTAAGTCATTAGATGCCCTAATCAAATTATCAAAAGCCTGTTTAACATCAGCCCAAGCATCTAAAGAAGCTAACCAAAGAGAGCGACCATAAAGAAAATCAGGTTCATGGCGAATATGACAGATTTTATAGGGTTCAAAAAAATAATCAGGGTCAGACTCCGAGACATATTTTCTTTGCTCGAAACCAATTAGTTCCCCTTGATCTGTTTCTTTTCTAAACATCTCAAAGGTAGGTAAATAAAGAGTCTTTGCTACACCAAAATCTTTAGACTTGTTGGCAGATAACCCTTCTCGTTCAATGCCCAACTCTAGAAAACATTCTCCTTTCCCTAATGCCCATCTTAGGGCTTTCTTGAGTCTATCCCCACCAATCATGTAGGTTGAAAAATTCTGCTTTCTTAATCTAATATCTTCTGCAATGGCAAATACTTCTGAGTTAATAGGAGTTTCTTCATCATCAAGGGTTTTGGCTACTACCCATCCCTGATCGTCTCCATCATCAGACGCAAAGGTATCAGAAGCGGCCATGTCAAGGGCGTGGATGACTTCATAGCACCATTGATTAAGTTCGATTAATTCTCTTGATATTCTCGGATCACGGATAGGATTTTCCGTAATCTCCAAATCGTACCGACGTGATACTGACACGATACCAGGTGAAGTAAGGGATCGCTGAGAGCCTCTTAATTTGTCATCCTTTTTCTTCTTTTTTGCCATTAGAACTGCCATGTACTATTTCTATGATATAAGAAAACAGACCATTTTGTTGATGGTCTGTTTTAAATCACCCAAGGAGAAATCTAAATATTAAAAGAATCTAGCAAATGTTCCATCGCTCCGCAAAACTTTTCTTTCGTCAATGTCGTCACTGCAAAAAAATAAATCGGTAGTTAACGCTTCCATTAAAGCCTTAGCCGCACCATTAGATATTACAATTCCCACTTTTGAAGTCACATCCACTACGTACCAATCCTCTAGGGGACAGTGAGTAATTGTAATAATCTCGTAACAGTTAACAAATTCTCTATAACCTTCTACTGTCTCTAGAATTAACGGACGAAATTCTTTTTTCATGATGACCTCTAGTCTTAACTAAATATTACAGGTTACTTTTTGAATTGTCAATATCTTGGATAAACTTTAAAGCCCTTTCATAATATCGGTTTCTTTCGGCTAGTCCATTTGTACCACCGTTGACACGACGGGTAATTTGTTCAACGGTTGCCCCACGGTCACACAACTCATTCATTTTGTTATTCATCCACCAAAACCCAGATGGTAAAAATAAATATCTTTCGCTGACATACGACCACCCCTGCATAACACGCTGATCATCCATATAGTTAGCAAATGCCTGATAATGGGCTTTGCCAGTCATTTGAATAGCATCTACACCTCTGAACTTTTTGCCGTCACCAGGTCTGGTATTCCCTAAGTCTTTTCGTCCTTCATAATTTGAGCCGTCGTGGATTTCTACCATGTACCGTAATCCTGCTGATTCATGGGCTATTTGGCTTAAAAAATGTCGAACTCTTTGTACTGTGGTAATGTCAAATCTCTTAAGGCACTCATCTAATTTTTGAAACTGAAAATCAGTAATTTTATTGTTAAGCCTGTCAAACACACCTTCAACTTGATCCTTGCGGACTACAGGAGGATAAGGGTCGTTAAAGTGACCAACAAAAGCGTACCAATTAAATTTACCCTCAATCGGGGGCTTTATTTCTAGCAAATAGTGATTTTTTTCTCTTTTGACAATCTGATTATAAATCACTTTTTGTCCAGCTTTAATTTGGATTGTTCTAAAGTCTTGGGGAAGACTTTCGGAACTGGAGTCTGTTAGGTGCGATTTTAGAATAGTGTTGCGATTCGCTTCTAGAAATTTCATGGTAATTTATTCAACAAGATTAATAATTTTATCAACTTAAGATTTAGTCTTAATTTGCTGTTCGATTAAAGTAAGACGATGATCTATATCTTCCTGTTTAGCTCTCATTGCCTCAATTTGCCTTTGATTATTTGATAAAGATTTTTGTTCATTTTCTATAATCGCCAATCTTGTAGATAAATCTAAAGTCAATTTATCCAATCGATCCATGCTTGTGGAGATTTTATCAACGACTTTATCAACCATTTTTTCGATTCTTACTTCTAGCTTCTCCATTTGAGTAGCCGTGTGTTTTATTGTGTTATTATCCAACTCTTGTGCTTCTGATTTTGATTTTAAAGCAAGATATACTACAAAAATCCCCCCGACTGAAATAACGATGCTAAGTATAGAGCTAATATCAGAAAACGTTAGTCGTGCTGGTTGCGGTTCGTTATAAGGTGCTGGTGTAGAAACAATAAAAAAGTAGTTCATGGTAAACTGAATTTATTTTATATTTTATACTATAAATATTTTTTTGATGATTAATTCTTTAGAAACACTTAACTTTGCTTTGGAGAGCTTAATAAAAAGTCATTCCCAGGCATAAAGTTACCAAAACTGGGGATATTGCCAAAATTTATAGCATTATTCCAAGTGTTTTTACAAGTACTGTAGGTTTTATCGCATCCAGCAGTAAGGATTACGCCATCGTGGGTAGCTACGGAACCAGATGCTTCAGTAAACAACTGAATTTGAGTTTTACCTCCAAATATTGAAACAGTTCGGTAAATTGCGTAAGTAGCTGATTTATTTGCTCCGTCTGTAAATGTGCATTTTCCCCAAGCAAGATTTTGGTATTCTCCCCACACCTCAAAGTCTCTCCGACTACTAACACCAGCAACCTGAGTCTCGTAAAATGGTACTTGTTTACGGCATCCTGAGTTATCACCGTTATCCTGTCCAAAAGCCCATTGGCAAAAAGGTGATGTTTTTTCATCTCTACTTTGTCTTAAATTAATACTAGAGGCAGTAAGATTTTCAAGCGTATAGCTTTCGCCACCAAGTGATTTAATTTCTCCCACATAACCTATTTGTATTTGCTCATCTGGAAGATCCAAAAGTGAATTAGGAGGATATTGCCAATCAACAATTGCTGTGATAATTCGAGCTTCTCTAAATCTATCAGAAAAAAGTAAATTTTCGTCAATATTATCACTAAAAGCACCTCTATATTCTTGATTATCCGATTGTATTCCTAATTGCTTTTCTATTGCAGACGGATCAAGAGCTTGCTTTGCCCGAAATACTACCCCACCAATTTTTAAGTCTTGGGAAAAATTTGTATAACCGAGCTTTTCTCCGTTTGTAAGTTCGATTAAAACGCAATAACAAAGCGTTAAAACAGGATTTGCAAAAGAATCTTCTAATCCTGAATCTTGTTGTATTCCTTCGGTAAATCTCC